CCTCCTACCAATCTTCATCTAGCCAATTAGGGTCATCTTCTAGTATTCCTTTTACAGTCTCTACTGCATCTTGCTTTAATTGTTCTTCTGATATATTCACAATGTTTCCGTTTATAGTTGCCATTCCTCTTGGATGTTCCTTAACTTCTTCTACTCTTTTCTCGAACTTATTCACTTGTCCACCTCCTAATCTTCTCTATACCAATCGCTGTTTAACAAAATACGTGCAATAGACTCATCTGAATAATTTTCTCCCAAGTTGGCTAATATTTCGCCTAGTGTACAGTTCATCATTCCCATAGCATATCTTTCATCTTCAACAGTCCATCTTGATTCTTCTCTACTTTCTTCTAATGTTTCTAGTACTCCTATAAAACCTATTGGCTCTTTAACTTCTTCCCATGTCCAGTCGATTTTTGGTTTAAACTCTGTTTTAATGCCTTTTACATTAGTGTTTATAAATTCGAGTGAATCTGTTAGCGGATTCACTTTAGCTATCAAGTTTTTAAACAAACTTACATAAAACTTTTTACGTGGATTTTCTTTCAATCTTTTAGTCATTTCATCTATCTCTAATCTATCTTTACTCATCTTCACATTCCTCCCAATTATTTTCTCTTTTTAAATCTATAGCTAAACATACCAAGTAAGTTATACCTAATATAAAGGCTATTGCAGGACTTAAAGGACTAGCTATAAAGTTAGCCATCTATTTCACCCTCCTACCTAACTCCTCTGTAATTTGTGTAAGAGCGTCTATAACTATATTTTCATCTTCAAGCTCTTGCTCTCTAAAGGCTTGTTGTATTGTTTGTGCTAAATCTACAAGTCTCTTACTATCTAAACCTGTCAATTCTATTTCTCTTAATATCTTTTCATCAAAACTATAGCAATTATAAAGTTCCATCTATTCCACCTCCCTACTATTCAACAAAATTGATACCGCTAAGCTTACAATTGCTATAGTTGTAAAAGTAAATAGTAAAATTAACATTGTTATGCCTCCTTAATAAATTTCATTCCATTTCCAAATATCAATCTTACATAATCTTTTAATTCCTCATTTTCTTTTTTAAGCTCCTTATTTCTTTCTTCTAAGCCCTTTACTTCTTTTAACAACCTTTTCCTTTCTAGAGGGGATAACTTTCCTATTTCAGTCCCCTCTAGCTTTAAAACATCTTCTAGCCTAAATCTCTTGCTAGGTAATCCTTTGACGGGAGGTATGACACCATCATCTACCCATCTGTTTACTGTTGTAGTAGATACTCGCCAACGTTCTGCAAGGTCTTTTGTAGTAAGCAGTTTATACATTTTTAAACCTCCCTTACTTAATAACCTTAAAATGTTTAGGTCGCCTAGGTTTAGGCTTTTCAACCTTTATGGTCCTACCTGTTTCGCCATCTAATAAAAATTGATTGCCTTTGTCATCTGTATGCATGTTATAAGTCTTTATATTGTTTTCTGCTGCCCATTCTTCTGCTAAAGAGGGTAATCCTTGAAATCTTTGTAATCCACTAATACACATCATAGTAGCAACTGTAAATTCTTTAGTTTCCCAATTATGATATTCCCAAAGGAATTTCATTACATTTTCTTCACTTCCTATAGGCTCATTTCTATTTAAGGTATTAATGTATTTTTTAGTATAAAAGTAATCCTTGCTTCCCCATTTATGCCCGTCATAATCCTTTTCTATCGGGAATATGTTCATAAATTCATTAGGAGTTAATAACCCAATAATCAAATTAACTAATTCTATAAAGTGAAATTGTGCTTCATAATCTTCTTTAAAATTTAATGTTTGCCTACGTTGAGATACAACTGACTTTACCCCATAAAAGGCTGATTTTTTTATATAATCTCTTTTTAATTTTATATTTGACGTTTTGTGATATTTTTGTATAGCATCTGCAAAGCTTCTTTTGTATAAAAAATATTTTTTCAATTCTCTCACCCCTTATGCTATCTTCTGTAAGTGTTTTAAAATTTCATTAATATCAGTTTCATAAAGTTTTAAAGCTATTTTGTATAAATCATCTATATATCCACATTTTTCAGCATATTTAATGACTGATAACTTGTCCTTCTTTTTCTTTTGCTTTAAGTTATAACCATGACATCTAGCTTTTAAATCTATAGAATGTACTTCTCTAAATCTGTCGTATAACTCATTCCATCTATCAGCAAAATTAGCTCCTTTATACCTAACTACTTTATTTATAATATTTCTCTTAGTGTAAACATCTATATCATCTGTAACGCCTTTTATTACCTCTGTTTTATGCTCTATTTCCTTCTTTTGCTCTGCTATCCGTTTTTCTTTTTCCTCTAGTTGCTCTGCTATTTGATACATAAATTTACTGTCAATTTTTAATGGTTGCTTTTTCTCTATAAAAACTTGCTCTAAAACATCTTTAGCTTCTAATTGATACTTAACTAATCTTTCTACTGTTCTCGGATTTTCTTTTTGCATATTAGGTGTAATTGAAATCTTCGCCAACCATAACGGAATGAATCCTATTTCAATACATAAAACATGTCTGACCTGTCCTTCAAATTTAAGGGGGAGCTTTTTACACCCTTGTTTTAAAACTACATCCCTTTGAATTTTAGCCACTTCATTGTCTTTCTGACTTTCAGTAAGTCCTATATCGTAACAAGCCTTAGACACTCCCATATAAATTTTTCCCTCTACAGTTTTAACCCCTAATATTTCTCCACCATAAAAGTCAATGTTTTTTATTTGTAAATCATTCATCTTCTTAACCTCCTTTTTATTTACATGAAAAATATTCATGTATTAACCAAAAAAATCAAGCAATTCTAGTAAGTACAATCTGGTCTATAGTAACTCCGTAATATTCTGCAACAGCATAAACTTTACTTACTGCAACGTTAGAAATATCTTGTTCCCATGAATTATAGGTTTGTAATGATATTCCTAACTCATCTGCTACTTCTCTTTGTGTTTTATCTTTTCGTGCCCTTAACTCTTTTAGTGTAAACTTCATTTCCTCACCTCCTGTACTTTTAATTATACATGAATATTTTTCATGTGTCAAGCGTTTTAGAAAAAAAATCATGTCTTTTTTATATTTTTTCTCTTTTTATTGAATATTATTCTTATATATTGTATAATATATAATGTAAGGAGGTGAAGAAATGTATCTATCAAAAAATTTAAAATACCTAAGATTAAAACATAATTTTTCACAAGATTATATAGCTGATATGTTTGGTTATAAGTCTTATACTACAATTCAAAAATGGGAAATGGGGACATCTGAACCCTCTTTAGAAAAATTAAGTAAGTTGTCTGAATTATATAATGTAGACATGAATACGCTCTATACTGTAGATTTAGAAAACAGCGAAAAAGAAAGTCGTACAAACAAAGTTCCTATAGTAGGTACAATCGCAGCTGGGATTCCTACTTTAGCTGTTGAAAACATAGAAGATTATTTCGTAATAGATAATAGCGTCAAAACAGATTTTGCATTAAAGGTAAAAGGCGATTCTATGATTAATGTAGGCATTTACGAAGGAGATATTGCATTTATAAAAAGACAGCCAGATTTAGAAAATGGAGAAATAGGGGCAGTATTAATTGAAAATGAAGCAACTTTAAAAAGAGTCTATAAACAAAATGGGAGTATAACTTTAGTTGCTGAAAATTCTAAATATCCTCCAAAAACATTTACAAATGGAGATATTAGGATTTTAGGTAAACTATCAGCAGTACTACACCAAATATAATCAATAGAGAGGTATAACTGCAGAATACCTCTCTTATTCTTTATAAAGGAGGAATAAAAATGGAATACAACATCACTTATCGTGAAAAAGATAAGGGTTGGCAATATATAATCACCGTAAAAGAAAACAAGAAATGGAAATATAAGGCTAGTAAGCAAGGCTTTAGGACTAGAGGGTTAGCAAAGGTGGCGGCAGATAAAAGGCTTGATGAGCTAAAAGAAAAATCTAAAGTGAAACTAACAGAAGGACATGAAAAGATAACTTTAGCCCAATTTGAAGATATGTTTTTATCAGATTTAAAGTTGCATAGAGAAGAAAACACTATAATAAACTATAGTATAGTGTTTAAAAAATTTAATGAACTTAATGAAATGAAAATAGAGGATATAAAATTTGCTCACATACAAAAAAGTGTGAATAAAATGATAGAAAACGGGCTACACCCAAATACAATAAATCAATATGTCGGCAAAATGAAAGTCTTATTCAAGGCAGCGGTTAGCCCTTATAAAGTAATAACAGAAAACCCTATCACAAGCGATATAATGTTACCTAAGACAAAAAAAGACAGAAAAGTAAAAGCTTTAACTAAGTCAGAATTAAACAACTTGTTAAATAAAATGTATCCTGAAAAAGATTACATGATTTGTCTTTTGGCTTCACATTGTGGAATGAGGGTAGGAGAAATAATAGGGTTATGCGAAACTGACATAGATTTGAATAAGCAAGAAATAGATATAAATAAGCAATGGAAAAGACTTAAAAATGGTAGCTATGGCTTTGGTACTGTTAAGTCCCAAGAAAGGGTTGTGCCGATTCCCAAAGCCGCAATAGCACCATTAAGAAAATATTTAAGCTCTAACATAAAAAATATAGATGGAAGAGTATTTCCAGATAGGAATACCAACACTGTTTGTACAAGATTTTACGATAAGATGAAAAAAATAGGTTTTGATAACTCGATACATGACTTAAGACATACCTATGCCACCACCTTAATAGCCAATGGAGTAGATTTTCAAACTGTGGCTGAATTGATGGGAGATACTGTAGAGGTAGTCATAAAAACATACTCTCATTTTACAGACGATATGGCTAACACTGCCGCAAGAAAAGTGAATCAAATTTTTTAACAATTTATTTTTGACGTTTTTTTGACGTTGACTACACAAGTATCAGTAAATAGCCAAGTTATATATGTAATTAATATATCTGTGTCATATATTATTTATGTTTATTTTAAAAAACATTTTCAAACATTCTAATCCAAATATAGTAAAATGCACAATCCAATTAAAGCAACTTTAAAACTATTGAACATTTTAAGTCATATTTATAAATTTATTTTTGACGAATTTTTGACGTCAAAAAAGACTAGCTAATATAAAGCTAGTCTTTTTTTAATTAATTACATTTGGACATCCTAATTTAATAACATTATCTAATGAAGAAATAGATGATGTTATACTCTCTACTGATTTTCTTCCAAATGCTTTATATAACAAATATATTTTTTATTAATCTTTCTTCTATATTAAGATATTTAGAAATTTCATCTATCTCTAGTGAAATTTTATTTTTTATTTTATTTTCAATAATTTGTAATTCTTTTTCTTCTAACATACAAATCCCCCCTTATTTTTCTATAACAATTATATCAGAACATGAGTTCAACGTAAAGATAAGCACAAAATGATATAAACCTATTGTAACGCTTGTATTCAGCCTATATTGAGTTTTAATGTGATTAGAATATAATTGCATTACTATAGTTAAAATGAATCGTATATAAGGAGAATAGAAGGTTAGTTTTGTACGAGTTTAGTAAAATAAAAAGACTAGCTATTAAACTAGTCTTTTTAAATATTCATTTCTCTTTTTATATAAATACTTCTTTCTTTCAAGAATCTTAACACTTTTATCTTCAGTCAAAACTAATTTTATTCTATCTTTACCCGCAAAGATTTTATAATTTTTATCACCTATAGATACAATTTCTACATCAGCTAACCAACCCGCAAATTTAATATCACTTTCTTTAAATTCTTTTACTATTTCGTCTAGTATATTATTAAAATTAAAATAATCTATTTCATTATCTAACTTCAGTATTATCCATCTTCCTCCATTTTCATAATATCTCATTTGAATCCCTCCTTGACAGAACATTTATTTTATTGTAACATATAAGTAATTAATAGAAACAAAGTGTTGATGTAACAAAATTTTAATAGAACTATATTAGAATGTAAATTTATATTTATGATCTATCAGCACTTTAGTTTCTAAACTTTAATAGAACCATAGTGGAGATACCCGCCTAGTTTGGCGGGTATTTTGCTATTTATATAAATCCTGAACATCTACTTTAAGATATTCAGCTACTTCTAGCAACTTCTTTAATGTAACATTTTCTAAGCTATCTTTATTTACTAGTCTGTGTAGTCCTGCGTAATCTAAATTCATATCTATAGACATCTCCCTAATACTTATATACCTTTCTTCTAATATAGCTAAAATATTGTTACCTATTTGATTATTCATTTCTTCCATACTTCTAGAAAGGTCTACTTTTATTAAGTTAAGCCCAAAATAGTGCATACGTCCAATTTCTCTCCAAGCCTTTCTACATTCTCTTTCAGTTATCTCCTTCTTTTCTAAAGCCTTGCAGTATTCTTTTAATTGCTTAGCCATGCTTTCATAGCTTATAGCCATGCTCAATCCGTCAGAATAAAATATATGCTTTCCTTTTACTTCGTCAGAATATAATAAAATTCTAAATCTATCTACTATTTCTCTATTATCGTTCATTCTACATTTATAATCTAAGAATACTCTACCTATACCATCTAAATAATCATTAAAAAATCTTTCTTTTTCAAATACATCTTTTCTTATAACTCTACCTAACTTTAGTTTTTCCATTTTATTTAATTCCTCCTTGTTTTTTAGTTAGAGGGGGATTTCACCCCTCTTTTTATTTGTTCATTTCTATAGCTTCTTTTACTAAACTATCTAATGAATATCTAGTGTCTATAAAAGTTTTAGCACTTATTATTTCAGTTGCTATGACTTTTATAATTTCCTCTTTTGAATAATCGTAATAATATTCGTTCCATCTCCAATCTTCAATTTCTGCTAATCTTTTTAATTTTTCATCTCTTATTTTATTAGCCCATTTTACTTGTTTTTCTGAACCTTTTAACTCCGCAAGTTTTAACTTTTTTATTTTTTCTAATGCTTTTTCTGCCTTTTTTATGTTTTGTAGTAAAACTAATACACCTGTGCCTTTTTCAGCACTGTTGTCTATAAAGAATTTTGCACTTTCTATTTGTTTAACTTCTTCTATAGTTTCTTTTAATTCTTTAACTTCATCTTTGTTTCTTTCTATTGCTTTTTTATCAATCAAGCTAGTTATTATACTTTCTACTACTTCTATTTCTCTTTCAATACTAGCTATCATTTCTTTTCTTATGTCTTCAGCCCATTTTATTTGTTTTTCTGAACCTTTTAACTCTACCATTTTCTTCTCCTCCTTTGCTTCAAAGAGGAATGATAAACATAAACCGAATTGTGCTTGATAATCAACTTTGTATTCCTTTACAAACTTCCTTGTCATTTCATGAGCCTTTTTAAATAAATTTTTCATCTTTACATTCCTCCTTGAATTTGTTTTATTTCCTAACCTCTTAACTATATTATAGACTACAGTACATATGTTGTCAAGTCTATAGCTAAATTATTTTAATCTTATGTAAGCCTTGATACTACTATCCTATAGCTATTTATGCAAAATTATTTTAAAAATTCTTTTATTTTGGGCATAAAAAAAGACCTGGCATTAAACCAGGTCGTAATAATATATGTATTGAATTCCTTAATTCAACATTAATTGTCTTATTAAATTTATATCTTTTCCCGCTAACTTAGGATTTCTTGGTTCTGGATATAATTCCTTTACTCTTTTTTTAATATCTTGATAACTATAGCCATCTTCTTTCATATAGCCTATCCTTCCTTCAATATTCATTATATCATCTATATCTTCTATGCAAAGATAATTTCTAACAGTATCGTATTTTTTTAAATCAAGTCCCAAAAATCTTTCAATATCTTTTGCAGACATACCAAATAAAGTTCTATATATGAAATTAGTTTCAATTGCATATGCATTTTTTCTCCAATCTCTATCATCATGCTCTAAATCGCCCTTCTCTATGAAAAACTTTATAGTATCAGTTGTTTTCTTTCTCTCTTTTTTTCCAAGAAGTCTTAACATATATTGTTCTGTATCTTCATGAGTTAAAGACTCTTGCCTTAATCTAAAATAATCTCTAATCACATTTTTATAAATTAATTTAGATTTTGTGTCTTGCATAAGATTTATTAATAATGAATATCCCTGTTCAGAAAGTATAAATATATTTTTTGAATTTCCAATCTGTGCCTGAGTATATACACCTGCTTTTTTGAGTTTACTGAATATCTCAGTATTTCCATCTTTCTTTAAGTCTATTATATCTATTCCAAACTCAAAATACTTATCTCCACTATCAAGAATTATGTTATTTTTTATTAATTCATTTATTCTTCTAACTCTGATTCTTATTTCTTTTTTGTCATCAGGATTTTCTGAATGTAAAGCGGCTATTTGAGGAACAGTTAAAATCCTTTGATCTCTTCCAAATCCCCCGTAAATTTCTCTAATTTTTGTTTCAGTGTTTTCTACTGGCACTTCAATATCGGTACATGTGATATCCCACTTTAACTGTGTAGCTTCCATAATATTGCCCCCCTAAATTTTATAATTGTATAATATTATCTTATATTATATACCATTTATAAGATAACTCTTATAAAAAAATAGTTATTTTACAACGAATATTTGTATTTATAAAACAGGTCGTTCTAAACGACCTGTTTTATAACCTTATTATAGACATTGATATATACGCATTTGAAAGCTTTTCAATATACCTTACTAGACATATATCAAAAACAAAGCATTATCTCTGAGCATAATTTTATACAATAAAAGCTTCAAATCCATCTTTCTTCAATTGTGCAACTAACTTGTCCGCATTTTCTCTCTTACTAAATGCACCAGTTTGAACTTTATAAAGCCCTCCATCTTGCACTATTATAGCATCATAACCTTTACATCTTAATTCATCAACTAACTTTTGGGCATTGTCTCTTACACCAAATGCCCCTACTTGAACTCTGTATAATCTGTTTTTATCTGAATCTTTATTTTTTATAACTTCTTCTATCTTAGCAAAAGTATTCTTCCCTGGTATTCCATCTGCTGTAAGTCCATTATCTCTTTGAAAAGCTATTACTGCATTTTTAGTACTATTACCAAAGACTCCATCAATACTTCCTACATTGTAGCCTAGTTTATTTAAATTGCTTTGTAATCCTCTTATTATAGAATCCATTTTATTTAGTGTATTAGGCCCTGCTATTCCATCAGCAGATAGTCCATAAGCTGTTTGAAATCTTCTTACTGCATCTGCTGTGCCTGTACCATAAATTCCATCTATAGATACCCCTTTGTATCCTAAACCGTTAAGGTTCATTTGAAGATATTTTACTTCTGTTCCTCTACTGCCTACTTTTAATATTGTAGATGTATTTTGTCCAGAACTATTTGATGTATTAAGTTCAGATTGGATCATATTTAAAAATCTTTGCCATCCCATATCCAGTGTTCTATGTGGACAATATTTATTAGCAAAATCCTGATGTTTCTTTACTTTATCTATCCCCCAGCCTTTTTCTTTCAATTTAAAAGCAATGAACTTAGCTGCTAACTTCTCAGCTTCAATAAATTTAGTACCACCTGACTTGGAGTAACAAATTTCAATTGCTATACCATTTCTATTTCCTTTGCCACTTCCTCCATCCCCTGCATGCCAAGCATTACGATTTTCAGGAATACCTTGCACTATCTGCTTATCATCAACTGCAAAATGAAAAGATACTTGATTGTTATTTCTAATCATATAAGCAATTTCATTTGCAGCACTTGCATCATTAGCAGTATTATGAACTACTATGAATTGAGCATTCATAGTATAAGGACATTTTACATTATATTTTGATGCAGGTACTAGATTTTTAGTTATATTCATTATAAATCCTCTCCTTTGTTATTTTTATATATCTAATCTTTCTTTTTCTGCCTTTGGATCTGCAATCAATTCATATCCTCCCATGGATGCCAGAGTTATAAGAATTGAATTTATTATTGTAACTATAATCCCTTGCAGATTACTAAAATCTCCTACAAAAGCAAAGTTTAAAATTAAAGATATAGCAAAAGCATATAATCTCACAGCTCTATCTCCATAACTCTTTTTTACTAGTCCTTTTGTAAATTGGACTATTAAACCTACTGCCATGACTAGGCCTGTAAATGTAGTTAATGTATCTACAGTCATAAAATCATCTAGCATAATGTCACCTCCTCCTATTTAAGCAATCCTTGTTGGACTGCATAAAAAAAGAAGCTAACAAAAGCTCCTACTAGCAGTCCTATAAACCACTTCATTGTTGTTGTAAGCCCTTGAATAGTTTCACAAAGGTTCTTAATCTGTATCTTAAATTCAGCGTTCTCTCTATCATTTTTATCCATCCTTTTATCTAGTTCTGAAATCTTTTCATCATGTTCAGTAATTTTCATTTCTATAACTTCATGATTCATTTTTTACCTCCAAAATATTTAATTTTAAGTATAAAAATAAGCCCTTTAAGGCTTAATCTTCTTCATTCATTCTCTTTTCAATAAGTTGCTCTAAATTTGCTACTGCATCTTTAAACTCTTGCTCTACTACTAAAAAACTTTCTTTTATGTTTGTGTCTTTTATATTCCCTTTTTCATCACATATGTCATAAGTATACGTGATTCTACTACCATTTCGTGTTTTTAAATAAGTAATACTAGTTAATATTTTCAAATTCTTCACCTCCTAGTACGTAATCAACTAAATCAAAGGTGGTTTCTTCATTTATAATTTCCTCTAATCTTGTATCATTTTCGTCATGTATATCTGTAGCAAGTTCTTCTAGCCTATCATATTCATATCCATCACGCTTAGCCTTCAATTCCCAACTAAATCGCAAATTTGGAGTACCTTTAACTACAAAATACAAAGCATTTCTTTCTTCTATCCATAAATCACCTTGCCCTAGTTTTTGTAAGAAAACGTGGTATTGTACATCTGTATTTATTGTTTCGCCAAAAATATCATCAATGTAGATGTAACACTCTCCATTTTTATCAAGTTTTCCACTACCTAGGTCTCCACTGTAATACTCTGCCATTTCATAACTGTTTATAAGCCTGTCTCCATAATTTTTAGTAGTGTGTAAAGCGTTTTTCTTGCCCGACACTGTAAAATCTTTATTTACATGCATATTAGTAAAAAATACTGATTTTCCGCTACTCGCTTGATACTGAAAGCGAGGACTTCCCGCTCCACTAGGACCATTTAAAGCATAATTGTAAGCATTAATATTCAGCCAATCCCCATTGTCACCGCCTGCAAAAATATAAGGTTTATTACTAGAGCCTGTTTCAAAACTTATTGTGTCTTGTACTTCCATTCTTCCTAAAAACTTAGTCCTATAATAAAATCCAACGTTTGTCAAAAATATAGCAGGAAATTGTGGTAAAAATCCTAGCCTATTTTCTTTATCTAAAATCAAATAATGATGAGGAACGCCTGTATTGCTCCATCCTCCCAGGGCTATATGTCTACCATAGTTGTGCGTTATACTTATTCCTTCCTCAAGTTCCGAATTTGCTCCAAAGGGATTTAACCCTGCCGCTATAGCACCAACTTGATGCCTTCCTTCGTTAGCTTTTGCATATTCGAAAGTTATGGAATTCCCGATAATAGATAGATTGTATCCAATTTGGTATCCCGTCGTAATTTGAGCCATAATTTTTAACATGCCGTCGGTTGTACCTTCAAAGACTGGATAATTGTTTTCATTTATAATTTTTAGACTTGTATTTTTAAATGTTGCTGTATCTCCTGTTAAGAGGTATCCAGGACCTTCCCCCTCCCCCGGATATGGCTTCCAAGCTGTAACATAGTCCCCTTCCTCAAATTGTAGTTCTGTAATTTCAATTTTCACATATATTCCGTCTTGGCTTCGATTTGGTTGTAGATAAAATAAATCATTAGGGCTTACTGTATTGCCTGTCTTAAACTTAACTACTACTTCATGAATTTCTGCATCATCTGCAACAAAAATTGAGCTTGAATCTGATAAAGGCTTATTCCCTTTACCGTCTACTGTAGCAATATTATTTGAATATGTGCTATCTGTATGACCTCCAAAAGCCCTTAAACTACCATCTAGTTTTTTATACTTAAAAGATAAAGTATACTCTGTATTAGATTTTACTTGAGGTATTTTAATGCTTATACCTTCATGTAACCCTTCAGTTTCTACTATTACAGTACCATCATAGACATATTTATCTTTAATTATTTTACCTCTTCCACCTATATTGCTAAATTGTATTAAGTTAATAGCTCCAATTTTTCCTACTGCAATTCTTACAGAGTTAGCATTTTGGATTATTTCTGACCCTAGACCATCTATAGTTACTCTTTTTGCTATTTCATCAGTATGTTGCTCTATAATTGATTCAGCTACTTTTAAATCAGACTCGTTAGCTTTGCTGTCTAAATCTCCTTTATATGCTGTAGAACTTCTTACTGTATTAATTATAGAATCATCTGTAATTTTCTGTTCTGCTATTGATACGCGTGATTCTATTGCAGATACTTCATCGTTTACTTTTATTATCTTTGATTCTGTAGAGCTTACTCTTTCTGTTATACTATCTAGAGTAATATCTATACCTGCCATTTTTGTATTTATAGCTGTTATTTCATTTTCTACATCCTCAGGAGCTAGTGTCCAGTCGGTGGCTTTATTGCCGCGTTCTAGTTTTATTCCATTTATCCATATCTCTGCACCAGAAATACGGGTTATAAAATGCAAATCCATTTCTAGCGAACCCTCGTAGGTTTCAAAAGTTTTTTTATAATATTGCCACTCATCTGTTGCATTATTTGGGTAATAAGAGTATGTTCCTACTCTTCCAGTATCATCATACATAATAGGATGAACTGTAAAACTTGTACTAGTATCTGTTTTTAATTTATACCAAAATGATACAGTTATTTTTTCTTTTTCTCCAACGGGTATTCTTTCACAATATCCTCCCCAAGAATCAGTTATATAAAAACTTGTAGGGGCTATTTTAACTACTTCACTGCTTGTTCTATTTTGTGCCCGTTCGTTAGGCCTGAACAAATTCCTTCCACCAATTTCAATATCGTTAATCAGTTTTTCCACATCAGTCTGGCTAACTTTGAAGGCTATTTCTTCCTGTAATATATCTATGCTAGCTGTATTTTTACTAAGTTGAGTATTAATAGTAGTTATATTTTCATCTGTAACACTTTTATATTGATTAAAGGTTTGATTGTCTACTTTTAGCTTTATTGCATTGTCTAAAGCATTTATTTCGCTTCTTTGATTACTTATTTCTTCTTTATTTTCATCTATAGCTAACTTTTGAGTAGATAATTCAACGTCAAGCGTTCTATCTCCTACTTGTATTTTAGTACCATCAATTTGTGTTTCAGCACCATTTATATTTATAATCACATCATTTATATCTAATTTACTTCCTGCTATATTAGCACCTTCTGCCACTTTAGAATTATCTATAGCACCTTCTGCAATCCTTTGGCCGTTTATAGTACCTACTGTAATGTTATCTGCATTAAGGTTTTTAACTGTAATTATAGCTGCATCTATTATTCCGGCACTTAATTTGCTAGCTGATAAACTACTAATTTGAGCATCACCTATAGCTCCATCTGCTATAATTCCACTTCCTGCTGTTATAGCTCCTACTGCAATATTTTCTGCTGTGATATTCCCGGCCAGTAAGTGGTCTATCTCTCCAACTTTTACTTTCAAGAATGTTATGTCTGCATTTATTGCTTCTAAATCTTCAACATCAAGATTATCTATTCTTGCATTTATAGCATCTAAATCTGTTATATTTGCTTTTGTTGCTTCAAGCTCTCCTACACGTATTAACGCCGCATTTAAGTCAACTATATCCGCTTTTTCTGCTATTATAGTAACAAATTCTTGCCTTATAGGATTGAAGTCAATTTTACTTTCATCTACCATACCATCGGATGTTGTTATGCTATCTACAGTATCAGCTGTATCTTCTAAATCGCTTTGTATATCCTCAAACTTTGTAACTGCATTGGCAATTTCAACTTCGTTTTTCTCGGGTTCATAAATCCATTCAACTATTTTAACTATTCTTTGTTTTTCTTTAACCTTAAATCTTTTATCAATAAGTGTTATAGTGTCACCTAGTGAGTAGTCTAAAATATTATATTTATCATTCATATTAGCTAAATCTATTACATCAGCTTTATAACTAATGTAAGGTTTTGACAAGTCCTCTAATTTAGCTATAGCATCATCACGTAAATTTTCAGGTACTGTATACCTATTATCTTCCCAGTATTTAGTTATTACTTTGTCAGAATACTGATGATTTTCTACATATTCTTTTCCGTTGTTTACTGCTTTTATATCCATTCCATCCTTGCCAACTGGAATTATTCTAGTACAAAAATTATAACTATCTCTTTGAATTTCTAACCTTCTTAAATTCAGTTCATCAGTAAAATACACACCCTTGTCACTGCCTAATTGGCTGTATATATTTACTTTTTTGTTTAAAGTATCAAGTTGAATATCGCACCTGTAAACTTTTCTGGCTTCCTGGATAATATCCCAAGAACTACATTTTGATTTTCTTACAGTTCTTCTTTTTGTCACATCACAGCATCCTACAGACCACCCAGTTCCAGTCAAAGCGGTATTTAATGTATTTTCTATTTGACTGTTTACCATTTCAAAATGCTCAAAAGGCTTACCTTCCAAATCTTCTACATTCAAGAAGCATTTAAACTCTGTCCACTCATCTAATTCATGTATTTCTTTTACTACATATTCATCCTTCTTGGTTCTTATATAACATTCTTCAACTATTTCATCATAATATTTTTCATTAATTGGATATGAAAAAAGGAGAGTGGAATCTCCGTTGAGTTCCCTCTCCACCCTCACATCCTTACACTTTGTTAAAGGTGCTATTTTATTTTTGTCTACATTATATAAATGCAACACCTAATCACCTACTTTTATTCCTTTATCATAAAATTTATGGAAGTCAGTTCTAGAGGGCTTATTTTTAGCCCTTCTAAGGCGTTTAAATCTATCTTAGATATATTTACATCTGTTTCTATGCCTAACAGCTCTAAGACCCCTTTGTTGAACTCTAATTGATTTTCAGGTTTTATAACATAGTGTCCTTTGTCATTTACCTTAGGTTTTCCTTCTTTATCCAATTCAGCATATTGTTTTAATAGTTTTTGCCTTTCTTCTTCATAGACTACTAATTCCTCTTCTATATTTTTAATATTTTTAGAAATAACATAAGAAATTTTAATAGGTAATTGCTCTTGAGATAATTTCTTCAAAGTCGGTATAGAATTTAATAAGTCTTGATTAGTTAGCTTCATTTTTATCGCTCCTTAATATTCCTGTTAAAGTTGTAACTTCACATTCTAATACTGCTATTCTGTTCTCAAGATTGATTATTATCTCTTCAAGTGATACATCTTCATTAAACTTTAGAATTCCGCATTTTATATTTACCCCGCCGTCTTTCTTTGTTTGTACGACAGGCTCACCATCTATATTAAAAAATATTTTTCTACTCATTAAATCCACCTCGATTTATATTTTATTCTTACCTCTACATTATCCTTATCTATAGATATTGTATTTTTGCCAGGAGAGAGATAAGGAAACTCCCACATATCAGTTTCATTAAATTTGTTTAAGCCATTTTCTGTAATTAAACCATCTTCACTATTTATTATTATTTTTTTATCTTTCTTAAGATTTTTTATTTTGATATCCTCTCCTAGACCTTTTATATTTAAGTCTATCAGCTCAATCAAAGGGGTTATCTCTAATATAACAGGCGTTATATAATTGCTCGTTAGGACTATTATTACCTCTTTAGCACCATCAAAATTAAATACCTTTTCTTCTTCATGTTCTATTACATTCATATATATAGTTAAAATCTCAAATCCTCGTACAGTATTTTTAATTTCAAAAGATTGCATAAATCCTGTATAAAAATTTTCTATGGCTTTAAATTTTATTGTTGCTTTTTCTATTTCTTTTAATAGAGACTTTTTATTATTTTCAATCTCATTAGGAGTTCCTTTAAACTCTATATCTATAGCTAACATTTTGTATCCATATTCAGTGTTACCAATGTAAGGATTAGATACCTTGCCTTTCCAAAAATCAAAGATATCCCTACTAGAGGGAATTATTTGTCTATCTAAAAGATTAGCATTATATGATTTTATGTCTTTACCGTTTATATACATTATCTACGCCCCTTTGTTAACCTTGCTAATTCCTTAGATGTATAAGGTGTAATAGTTCTTGCTACTTCTCTACCATCTATTTCTATTACTGTATAGACATTGCCTTGCATTTGATTAGATTTAGAATTTGCATCGTCTTCAACGGTACGCCTAGATACCCTATCTACATTACTGCTCGCACTTATTTGCACACCTAGTTTTGCAGTTTCAAGGTCTACAGTTGCCTTCATTTGTTTAGTTAATGATGACATTTCTTTGTCTACAGTATTGTTTAACTCTGGTGTCTCATCTTCTATGCCTACGCCTATACCTAATATTAAGTTACGCCCTATAACATCCTCCATTAGCTTGGATGGTGAATGTATCTTGAAAAAGTCTTTAAACTTCTTAACAAGCCCTTTAGCAAATCCTGCTATCTGCTTACCTATCCAACCTGTCAAACTTGCTATACCCGACCATAAACCTTTTACAAATTGTTTTCCTATTCCAGGCATTCCTGTAAATATATTCTTCACTGCCCTCATAGCTGCAATACTTATCTGTCTAGCTGTACCACTTAAATTGCCTGTCATACTACTTATTCCGTTTCTAAGCCAACTTATAAAATTTTTACCCATGCTAGGGGCATTTTTAAAAATTCCTAAGATAGCATTCCATGCCGCCTTAGCTAAACTTCCTGCCGAGCTTGCTAGGCTCCCTAACATGCTCATAATTCCATTAATCAACCATCTTATAAACCCTTTACCTAGGCTTGGAGCATCTTTGAATATTCCTTTTATTGCTTCCCATCCTGCTTTAGCTACTTCCTTACCCGCCTCAGCTATTTTGCCAGGCATTTTTTTAATTCCATCTTTTAGCCAAGTCATTATATTGCTGCCTAGTTTTGCCCAATTGTACATAGTAATTACGTTTACAATAGCCCTAACTATAGCAGGTATATTAGCTATTAAAGTTGGTATTGATTGAATGATTCCCATAATTAACATCCCTATAAGCTGTATACCTGCTTGTATTATTTGCGGCAGATTTTCTATAATAGCATCAAAAAATGCATTTATAATCCTAGGCACGTGTTCAATTAAAGTAGGTAAATTTTCAATTAACCCTTGTACTATTGCAAGTATAATTTGCAATCCTGCTTCTATTAACATAGGTAAATTTTCAATAATTGTATCAGATAACATTATTACTAAGTCTATGAATTGAGTGATTAGTTCAGGTAACATTTCTGCAATACCTTGTGCTAGCATAACTATGATTTGAATACCACTCTCTAGCATAATAGGTAGATTTTGAACTATAGAATTAACTATGGTCATAATCACATTTTGAGATTGAGCTATTAATTCAGGTAACATTTTTACAAAACCTTGCATAAATCCTGTCAACATTTCAATCCCTAATACTATCATTTCAGGAAGCACTGTTAAAAAAGCATTCACAAAGCTTTGTAGTATATCTAAAGTAGCTTGAATCAATTGTTCTTTATTGTTTTTTATCCCATTGATAAAAGATAACATTAAATCTGTACCTGTATCTAACATTTTAGGAATAAATTCTGCAACCTTAGTTAGCATATCAGCCAACATGCTACCTATTTCTTCAACAAATCCTTCTATGCCACCTTGTTCAAATGCATCAGCTAGTTGTTGTACCATCTCTATAGCTGTTCCGATTCCACCTCTAAATGATTCTTTTAGTCCATCACCTACAGATTTAGCTAAATCGTCTATATTATTTTTTAGAATCTGAATCATGGACTCGGTTGTCTCGTATCTTTGACTTGCTTCATCTGCTAGAGCTGTATTCTCTTCCCATGCCTTTGCACTCATTCCAAGAGCATCTGTTAAAACATCACTTGCTCCCGATAGCCTTAAAAGTGTATCAATTTCTTGAACAGAGTTTATCCCTAATTCCTTAAGCATAGTGGTAACATCTCCACCGCTTGCATTTACTTCATCTAGACCATTTATAAATGCTGTTATCGCTTCGGCTGGCTTATCCTTCCACGCTTTGCTAAATTCATCTGAACTCATTCCTGATATTTCTGCAAATTTAGAAAGATTCTTTCCGCCTGATAAAACTTCTGTATTTATCTTCTGCATGACCCTAGACATACTAGAGCCACCCGCCTCTGCGTTTATTCCAACAGATGACATTGCGCCTGCTAAGGCTAACATTTCATGTTCAGTTAATCCGACTTGCGAAGCTGTACCAGCAAGCCTTAGTCCCATTTCTACAATTTCAGCTTCTGTTGTAGCTAGGTTATTGCCTAATTCAACAATAGTGCTACCAAGCCTATCAAAGTCGTTTTGGCTCATCCCTGTTATATTAGCTAGTCTTGCAAGAGCAGTAGCAGCTTGGTCGCTGCTCATATTAGTTGCATCACCAAGCATAACCATGGTCTCAGTAAATCCTAAAATATTTTCAGTTCTAATTCCTAATTGTCCTGCTGCCTCTGCTACCTCTGCTATAGCACTGGCCGACTGTGGCATTTTTTTTGACATATCCCTTATGCCTTTTTCAAGCATTGCAAATTCAGCTTCAGTTGCATCAATCGTTTTACGAACTCCAGCAAACGCAGATTCAAAATCAATACTGGCTTTAAGAGTATATCCTCCCATTGCAGTTAAAGCAGCACCAGTAGCAACTATACCTTTTGCAACTACTTTCATAGCCGTTGTACCAGTAGATTTAAGCTTGCTCATTCCTTTTTTAAACCCTTTATCGTCAACCTTAGTATCAAAAATTAAAGAGCCATCTGCCATATTCTCACCTACCTTTCAGGCTCGAATAGCGGCTCAATGGCTCACAAACTATTCAATATTTATTTCAATTTCTTTTTTGCAATTTTTACACTTTATATAAAGTCTCTCGCTTTTACCTTTTACTTCATCATATTTTAATAATTTTTGCTTGCAATTAGGACATCTAAACCACGTTTTCACACCGTTTTATCACCTCGTTTTAAACATGAAAAAAGCAACCCATTTAAGGTTGCTATATATTATCTGCTAATACTTTACAGAATTCTTTTATCCCGCTGTCAAAGTTAGCATCTATTGTTATGCTAGGCTCATCTCCACCGGTAAATATTTTTAATTTCGTCTTAGTTGAAAATCCTGTCGGCATTGTTAATGCATATGAAGTTATTCGATTGTAAGGTATCATAGCATAAGTCGTATTCTTTGCTATTTTCAAATCTACATATATTAATTTCTTGTTAGTTGCTACCATTTTATCATTCCAAAATTTATGAACAAATAAGACTTTTTCATCCCTGCCTAGCAACATTTCAACTTCTTTAGCTGCTGATTCTATATTATCATTTTCTTTCTTATCTTTTTTAGCTGCAAACTCTTCCGCCCATTCATCAGGTGTTTTGTTTGCTAATTTTTCTGTACTTTCCTTTAAACCTTCAAAGAATCCCATTTTCATTCCTCCCTTTTTATATAGTATATCATAAAATTGCACCAATATACTAAAAAAGGCTAAGAGTTTGTTGAAATTCTAGTTCTTTTTCTTCCTCTGTCCTGTTATCAGGTAGTTTGTAGAGTTCTTTTAATTTTCTGTAATATCTTTTCTGCTCCTTGCTCATGTTACTATCAATTTCCATGCTTCTTATGTTCATTATCTCAACAATCCTATTAGACGCTTCTAAACCCTTAAATAGAGCTTTAAATTCCCACCAATGTAAATAGTCGATACGTTGTAAATTAATGCCGTATTGGCTCAAATAAGCGGCGAATATAAGTTCGTCATCATATTTAAAAGAATAAATCTGCTCTTTTTTACTGTAAGATTGATTTTCTTCTTCTGCATCTGTATTTTCTATATCTTTCCCACATCTATAGAACCATAGCATTTTTTCTATAGCTCTTGGGATATTAGGAGGAATGTCGGGATAATAAAGGTTTAAAGCTGTTTCTATTTTTTCTCTTTCCGTTAGAGTATTGTCTTGCATTAATAATTCAAACATTATACTTATCCTAAAATCTGTATTTATTTCATAGTTTACACCGTCTATTTCTACAAATTCTGGTACTTCATCTATTAAGATATTCATTGTTACTTTTTAGCTCTTCTTTCAGCTCTATTAGGAGAGTATTGCTGCAATTTACTATTCCTAGCTTGTTGTATTTCTGCTGTTACAAAGTTTATTATGTCTATACAATCAAAAAAGTTTATTTTTCTGTCTTTAAATATTTTTTTAGTTGCCCCTTCTCCTAGTATAATGTCTATAGAGTTCACGCATATTTGTATCATCTCTTCCATAGCTTTAGCATTGCCAATTTCTTTAGCTCTTTCCTCTGCTTTATTGGCATATTCTTGCATATTCTTTCCGCATTCTTCAGCGCTTTCAATCAATTCAGGGCTTGTAGTATCTATTTTAAATATTTCCCCTGCTATATCTAATTCTAATAAATTTTTACCAAATTCAAACTTTTTAACCATGTATTATTCCCCCTTATATAGTTGTCCCATCTTCGACAAATGTACAAGTTTGCCATTCATCTGTAGAAGTTGCTTCACCTTCTATAATATCGCCTTTAGACTTAAAAGTGCCAGTATGTTTATATGCTTCGTTCCCATCACCTTCACCTTCTGGCACTACTGCATATTCTCTTATTCTAGCTTTAAAGCTTCCTTCAGTTGTTCCTGGTTCTGTAAAATTCACAGTACATAAAGTTACATTTGCATCATCGCCTAATAATTCTTTATCAAATATTTCGACTATTCTTTGATGTACTTCGTCATTTGTATGTCTATCCATTTCAAATTCTATAGACTCACTCATTGAAACTACATCAGTTCTTTTAGATTTTTCATCATAATATTGTCTTTCGTATTCCTCGGGTTCTTTTGATTTACTCATAGTTGGAAAATACTTCATTCTATTGAAAGTTTCCATAGTTCCAACTTTCATAAAATTAACTATATCTGAACGTTTAACTAATTTAACTTTATCCATTCTATCTACCTCCTATTAATCTTCATAGTAAACTAACCTACATTGTATTTGATACCTAGCTGAATCCTCTGTAGCTGTAAAAAGATAGCCGGATGTTAGACTTTCAATCTTGATAGGTCTCTTGCCATCTTCTAGAATAGGTAAATTGCCTTTTTCTGTTTGCTCTTCAAACCATCTAGATATTTTTTCATAGAATCCACTATTTTCTATGTTTTGTAGTTTATCTGCTCCATAGTATTCCCTACTACCAAATACAAATACAAACTGCTTTATCTTCCCACCATCTGCATACACTTCTAAAACCTCTGTAGTCGGTTGACTGTCTATTGTGTACTCGGTAGGATTAACTCCTAGATAATCTACTCCTACCCGCCCATATTCATCTAGAAATGGACAAGTAAGCATATAATTTCTTATACTATCTATTATCATTTTCCTTTTGCACCTGCCATCTTAGCAGCCCCTTTCAGTATTTCGCCCCTATGACTCCCTTTCATTCTTTCAAACCACTTGCCACCACGCATTGGAGCGCCTTGAAAATTGTATTGTGGATTATAATAGAGTCTACGTGCATAAGGGGTTCTATATCTTACATTGCCGCTTCCTATTTTAGTATGCCTTGTACCGCTTTGTTTGAGTTGTCCAGAATCCATAGGGACATAAGGGTCGCATTTTCTTAGTACTTCACTGTCTATATATTTTTGTACCTTGCCTTGAGCTTCTAGCCCTCTCTTAGCCATTAGGACCTGCAATTCTTTTATCTCCATTCTAGCCTTAAAATCCATCATCTAGCACCTACTTCCCAATGTCTCATATGCGGACTGCCAAAATCCTTAGTATCTACAGATGTAATTGTAAAGGCCTCATATTGTTTGTCTAAATCTGATACTTTTCCTGTTATTTCAAAATCTATCTCGCCTTGTACTATTCTATCCTCTTCCTTTAATGTGAAATGATTAGATTTATCGTCTAATCTTTCAAACTCTTTAGGAGCTATATATTGCCTGTTTGAGCTAACTGTAAAAGGTATTGCTATTAATACTTCATCTGCATTTTCTAGTCCACTTTGTAACCTATTCATAGCCTTTTTACAGTCCCAAAACACACCATACAAAACTGTTCTCTGATATTTATTTGTTCTAGTAGCCTTGTCGAAGTAGCTGTTGTAAATTGTTATATTCGAATTAGTATACATATTAAACACCCCTATAAAGCAGCCCTGTATGCCCTAGCCACTTCTTTACTATATCTTTTTGTCTATTTTGTATAGACTTTTCACTATCGTTTCCGACTGCATAAGTTACAGAATATGTTGCTACGCTTTCACTTGCAATTTCTTTTCCATCTGTAGTCTGCAATCTATGCATTTCATCTATTAGTTCACATGCTGCATATTTTACATTATTATCTATAGTTTCAAGGTTTTTTAATCTGTTGAATGTGTAATAATCAATTATTTGAGTAGCTTTTATATTTAACTGTGTAAAGTCTTCCTCGAGAACTTTGCCACCCCAATTTGTTTTATAAAAATCATAATCTAAATACATCTAATCACCTCTTAGGGTTTCAATTAGTTCAGATTTAACCATATCGGAATACCCTACTATGCCTTTGTTTTTTGCCATCTCCCTTAGCTCTTTAACTGTACAATCTTCAAGATTTATTTCTTTTTCTGTTTCAACTTCATATCCTTTATTTTCAAACCATTGTATTAGCCATTTATTGCTTGTTTCGCCCTTACCATTTTTAAAGGATACACCAGCTATCTTGCCAGTGTACCCTTTATTTGGTGCATATATCTTAGCCATTACTACATCACCTTAATATTTCTCAATACTCCCGCTGCTCTAGTAGCTTTTAAAGCAACCGCTGCAACCATCTCAACCTCACCAGTTTTAACTGCTCCCGGTGCTTGTAGGTCAGGTAAATACGTGTTTATAACATTATTTCCAGTTATTGTTGCGCCGTGAAATCCGTCTAATCCAAGCCTAACTGCATATAGGTCAGTCAATCCAGTTGTTGGAGCTTCTCCTACTGTTCTTTCTTCTATAGCAACGGTAGGCACTGTTATACCACTTTCATTCACATAGTAGTCTAAATCTAATAAAGGTATTCCGTCATAGGCTGATACCTTTCTACCAAATGCATCTTCACTTGCTGTCAAATATCCCGCTCTTCTTGCAACTGCTTTAATCTTAGTCATTAGCTTAGAGTTACCCATCAAGAACGTTGGCTTTCCGTCTAACTCTGCTAGGAAGTTATCTAGTTCATCTAAAAATCCAACATAGTTTTCATCTAAAGCCGCTGTAGTAGATAGGTCTAAAACTCTATCTGTTCCTATTTCAGTAGAAGTTCCTACAAGAGCCTTATCTAATCCATCAAAAGCTAGCTCGTCTACTGCACTATCTCCGTTTATTACTGTGTAGTGAAATAAGTTTGTAGCAGCCTTAATTTTTTGTTGTAATTGAAATTGTAATTCATCTACTGCACCACTTGTATTAATAATTACTCTATCTAGGTTAAAAGTACCTCCAAAGATTTTAAGAAATACTGTATGTGCTTCTCTAACTGCTTCGTTGTTCTCGTACTCTGCATTTATAGCTCTAAATCCTGCTCTAGATGGCGTTTTCAATCTTTGATAGCCATATGCTAATGTACTTCCGCCTGTCCCCGGGGATACTGAATTATCGAATATCATCCTATCTAACAATAAACTCCCTCTTCTAAATTCATCAATAACTTGTTGGTCTACCTTATCGGCCATACCTACTTTTGCTTGCTCTAATGTAATTGCCATTTAACATCTCTCCTTTACTCATTTTGATTATAATGTTGTGCTAATGCACTTCCTAAATCTGTTATTTCTGGTGTAGGGTCGTTTCCACCCGGTCTAACTATGTTTGGAGCTTTTTCTTTTTCCTCTACCTCGAATAAAAATTCATTATCTTCTTTAATCTTTTCTAGCTGTTCATCTAACCCTAATATTTTTTCATCTGTTAACTTTAAGTTTTCTAAATCTAACAAAGCCTTAACTGCTTTAGTATTCTTTGCCTTAGCCCCATTTAAAGCTTTATCAACTTCATAGTCAAACTTAATTCTTTCTAGTTCTTTTTCTGCTTCCGTTTTAGCTGTTTCGTACTTTTCTTTATAGTCATCTGCTTTTTTCTTTACATCTTCTATGTCCATACCCTTAAATTCTTCTATTTGTTCATTTGCCTTCTCTAACTGCCCTTGCAAGGTTTCTAATTCTGTTTCTTTAGTTTTAAGTTCTGCTTCCTTCGCTTCTAAATCTCCTTTAGCCTTCTCTATATCCTTTCCATTTTCAGCCATTATCTTGTCTATTACTTCATCTGTTAAATCTAATCCTTTTAAAAAATCTCTTTTCATTCTTATATTCTCCTTTCATCTACGCTGTTTTACGTGAGTTGCCTTCACTTGATTAGTCAATGTATCGTCTTGACTTACGAATCTTAAACATAAAAAATAGACCTGTTTAATGACTGTTGTCTAAAGTCAATCATTGGAACTGATTAATATTTAATTCATCTATATCTATTTCTAATTTTACATACGTTCTTTCAGTCTTATCTATTACCTTTAGATCTGTTATTTTCTTTATTTCTTGGCCATTTAAAAACAATTCATAAAATGGTCTTTCTCCACCTTTTTTCCTGTTTACAACTAATTTATTCGTATTAGTACTCAATAGACTCACCTCCTAGCCCAAACGCTTTTCATGCTCATACCTCTTCCATAATTATAGGTATGGTGTCTTTCATGTTTAGCTCTTAATCCTGCTATTTCACTAAACTTTTTATATTCTTCTCTTTGCCTTCTTAATTTAATACTTGCAGCTGTGAAATCATCTTTTAATCCTGCTGCATCATAAGCTATAATATTTCTTTTAGTTTGCCTAATCTGTCTTTCATAGTATCTTTGTTTCTGTGTAGCATCATAAGCTGTATATGTTTTACCTTCATATTCAAAGTCAGGTGGATCTATATTTTCTAGTTCCTCATCTGTATAGACCCGTTCTGAAATGCCCTCAAAGAAAGGAAACCAATCATGCCTGCAATTAGCCCCTTTAAAACCTTCTACATCTCCATACCCTATATCTTCAAGGCTTAGGTAACCTCTTCTGCCCTCTCTACTAACTATTTGCCCTTGCCACTCTGCATGTGAAGGTCTAGCTCCCATATGAGCTGTTATCTCCATTAAATCTTGACCCATCATATCAGCATTAGCTAAACTCATATATCCTGTAATTTGACTCATAGCTGTTAGTACATTCATTCTTACAGCTGATTCTATATGATACCTTCTACCGCTGCTATAATCAACTGTCCTTAGCCCACTATTGCCTAACTTATTAACTGCTTGTCTTAAAACTGTAGTATAATCAAATGCCCCTGTACTGACTTGTAGTATAGCAGAATCAATTGTATTTCTGTAAAAGTTAGGTATTCTCATAAATTGCCTATTAGATACAAACCCCATTGTGTTGCTTAGATTTCTCATAGTGCTTTGTGTCTGCTTAATAGTTGCCTCTATGAAATCTATCATCTTTATATTCTTATAAAGTGGTTTTAAGTCCTTTCCTGCCTTCTTATACAATTCTCTTTCATGGTTATAGCTTAGTTCAGCGCTATTTTCAAATAACTCCCTTACTTTCTTTTGTGATATGTCAGTTGTTCTTGATATTTCTTTTTCTATATCTGCTAAATTATATCCCATTTCTACTAAAACTTTTGTTTGATATTCTGCTGTTTCTGTTAACTCTATATTTTCTTTTATTCTTCTAGATATGTCAGCTATTACCTTATCCTCTAGGTCTAAGTAGATATTAACTATATACTGTGGCTGTTCTTTAAGATATTGAGGTGTTAGCATTTAATCACCTACTCCAAGCCATCATAGTTTTTTTAATTAAAGATTTATTCATTGTATCTAACCCCATGCTTCAAGGCTAACTCCGATAGTTGTTCTGCTACTTTATTAATTTCTATGCCATCTTCTTCGTCATCTTCTGTTTTGTTGTTCAAGTCTACTGAAATCACTTGTAATATGTTTACCGCAAATATTTCTTCTCCTTCTTCATCTTGTAAGTATAGCAAACTACCCTTTTCAAATAAATTGATTTTCCTTTCTGTTTTTATGTCATATGCATCATTTTCACATTCTATTGTAGTTACATACATATTATCCCCTCCTACTCCATATCGTCATAATCTTCTTTCTTAACATCTTCATTCATGCTAGGCAACATCTTTCTAGCCTGTTCCTCTGTTACTCCATACCTCTCCATGAGATATTTTTCTGGTTTGATTAATCCTGCTGATACTTCCTGCAACATTATTGTTTGTTCTGTCTTGCTATCGACTACAAGTGAATCGTCAAAATCAAAACTTACCTCGTATTCCCCTTTAGCAACTCCCATTATAGTAGCCCATATATCCATAGCATATATAAGGTCCTCCAAGGCGTGTTGAAGTCCTTTCTGCATATCAACCACCATTGAATAAGTACGTTGCTTACTTGACCTTATCTCTTCCGCTGTCTTATCTACCATTTGTACATCACTTAATGTGCCATATGCTAAACCACAGTTAAACTCTATACGCTGCAATATCTTATTAAGGCCATTGAATAAGTTCTCGTCTCTTATAGGAGGTGAATATACTTTATAAAATCCATCTTCTCCAGCATCTAACATTCTAAATATTCTTTCCTTACCCTCTGGAATTTCTTCACCATCTTTTAGCATTGATAAATCGACATCTATAGCCAACTCTGAACCTTCGTATTCCCATATAGTTCTCGAATATTGCCTATCTGCTTCTTTAATCAAGTTTACTGCTCGAGCATATGCCGATACCCCCAAAGGACTTCTTGTATCTATGGTATTAGCTATAGGTATCTTGTAATAAGCAAATAAAGGTTTTTTTATATTTTGCAATAATATTTCTGGCTCTAAATCTGCCCACTCTTGCACTGTGTCAAGAGATACCTGTTTACCTAACGTATCATCATTATTTTCATTGACATAAGCTGTGTTTGATATATAATAGCCTTTTTCTAGCAAGTCATGATATTCCAGTCTTGTGTAGATTTTACTGCCTTTTCTTAATCTTTCTGTAAATATTACTGCTGTTATATTGCCGCTTGAGTCGAATTTAACTGGCAGAAATTCATCTGCTTGAACATAGTCAACTGCAATGCTTTCTCCATCTATATAAGGTTTAAATATTAATCCACCTTTAGCTGCTGCATATTCAGTTACTCTTCTTATATCCTCTATTACTTTCCTGTATTGCTCGTTTAGATAGTCGGCTCTTTTACTTCCTGTAATTTCAGACTGCATTTCTAGTGTTGTCAATCTAGATAATTCACTTGCAATAGCCGCTGCCAAGTTCAAGCTCTTAGTATTCTTATCTAGCCAAGGGGATTCATCTCTATACATTTTACCCCACAAGTCAATAGCTTCTCCCATTTCATCTGATATAGCAACGTCAACATTCATAGCTTCTTTTATATTCTTCTTAGGAAACAACTTGTTTATCACCTGCCTTATATAATCAATCATTTTCTTAAACAACTTATCACCTACTTTCTCATCAACTGCCTAATATAACGTTCAAATGAGTATTCAAAGGCGTCTAATGTATCTATATCGCTTGTACCGTCATCTAGCCTTACTATTTCCTGTTCGTTTGACTCGTCCCACACTGCTTCATTTAAAGCTTCTCTAACCGTTTCAGCCTGTTCAGTATAATAAAACCTATCTTGTGCTATTAAAGACTGTACAAGCCTTATTCTGTCATTTATAGGGTTTTTAATTGAGTTTCTTATTGTCACATTCAAGCCTTCTTTTCTGCTCTTTGCTTTTAACCCTCTTATTAGGACTTGTTCTGCTGAATCTGCATAAGCTCTATCAACTCTTTTAAATGTTCTTAACACTCTATATACAAAGTCGACATATCTGCTTGCTAACTCATCAGGGTCTATATTAGCATCATGTTTTTCGCTCATCAAAGCTATTAGTTTTTCATACCCTGCTGTGATTCCAGTCGCTACAAAGGTATGCTTAGACTCATTCCCTCCAAAATCCACTCCTATTTGTATATGCTCGTATAACAACTTCTTAGCTTCATCTAAACACATGAAGTATTTCTTGTTATTTTCAGCGAATGTACTGTATATCAAGCCTTCAGCTATCATACGTTTACCTTCAATGTCTCTCATATACCAAATAGATGAAGGATCATATTGTGATATTATTTCTTTTATTCTTTGTTCAGTAAGATTTATGTTATCAAATATAGTAAAGTGTTCATAGTTATAGCCACCAACTAGCTCGCCTCTATTTTGTTTTTCTTGATATAAGTCTATATAATCTGTATAAATCCAATGTCTAGGTTTGCTAGGGTTTAAGTCCCAGAATATCTTTCTATTTTCAGCCATCAATTGCCTGTTAAATGCTTCTTTAATCGTATTATCATGATGTAGGTTGATTTCCGTTGCTATCCATAGGCCGTATGAGTTCCCTCTTATCTTTTTATAGCTGTCTGCCTTAGCTCCACCCGCAAATATTACTACCTTTTCACCTGTAATCGACTTGATGAACAAACATTCATTTCCCTTAAATTTTCCCCATCTGCTTCTACCTCTAAATATGTGTTCTAGTCCAAAACCATTAGCTTCTCCTATGTTTAATTTAGCATTAGCAGCGGTACTCCCAGTTGCTAGGTGTATCTTATCTGCTGTAACTTCTAGCTCCATAGCAAAGGAGAATACATTGTCTATAGTCTTACCTGCTCTTACTGCTCCCTCTGCAACGTTTATTGTATTATGTTTGCATCTACGTATATAGTCTTTATGTTTATCTCCAAATCCCCATTCTATTGTTTGCTTCTTCTTAATTGCCATCTGAATCACCGTATATCTCTTTGTATATGCTTGATAGATCTTCTATTTCATCATGTGTACCGGTTATTTTATTTGTATCTGCTTTAATCTTTTCTATTTTAGCTTTCCTTTCTTCTTCAACTATTCCTGCATCTAGTTCTAGTTTGTGTTTAGTCTCTATTAATTTTATTTTATTGTTTTGTACTCTGGTTAGAGCTTCTTCTATAGATTGTATTCTAGATAACACTTCTTCTTTTTCAATTAGTTTAGTTTCTTGCCCTCTGTCTATACCTGCTTTTGCAATCGTCGTTATCAATTCTCCATCTTTTAACTTTTGTATTCTTTGTAACATACGCCTTTCCCTTATTTCAGTTAATTTTATTTCATTGTCAATTTGTTTTATCTTGTCTAGTGTTACTTTATCTATTAATTCTTTTTCTTCTTCTTCCAAAGTATCTATCCATATAGCCTCATGCTCTCCTGTTTTAAGTCCATTTTTATTGTTTTTGGGTGCTCCACCCCTAGCACCATGGTAGTAACATACATCGTAACCTTTAACTGCCCAGTTTCCACATCTTTCGCCTTTTCTGTTTGTTGCTTTACAGCGTTTTTTATCTGGATTTCTTGCCATCTACATCTTCACCACCTCGCAATTTTCACTCCAATCCATGGGGTTAATTTATTATTAGTCACAAAACTAAGGTTTTGTACCATTAAAGTTTAGTCTTTTTAAGAACGTGTATTTTTACACATTAAATGCTATTGCCCAACGGTGGGATAAACATTATCTGAATAAGTTTAATGCTATATAAAATACAATCGGTATTGTTGTTATTACAGTTCCTAGCCTAACAGTGCTACTTGATTTATCATTAGCTATATTAGCCATGATTGAAAAGGTTAAAACTACTAAACTATACCATCCTAATATCTTCATACTTGTCCCTCCTTTATGCTGTTTGTTTCAAATATCTTTGATTTAACATTCCTTTTATCTCTTTATAGCCCATGCCTAAATTAATAAGTCCCGTTACAGTGTTTTCTAAGGCTTGTATCTCTTTTAATTCATCAGCATTAAAATGTTCTCTTAGATTATCTTTCTTTGATAGCCCTCTTTCCGCTCTTAGTTCTGATACTGTTTTATTAAATAGAATTTTATATATTAATCTAGTATAGTTAGGATACATAAAATGTTTATTAGGACTGTCTGGTATTCTTTCTTTTATAGTATCTGTTAGCATATTTCTTACAACCTTTCCTGCTTCACGTTGTACGATTCTTTTTTGTTCTTGAGTTTTCATTTCTCTATATCTTTTTTCTACTTCTATAAAATATCTTCTTACTTGCTTACCTCTTTCGTTATTTTCTACCATTGCTACCTCTTTAGCCATGTCCATTTGTAAAATATAATCTGTTCTAGGTCTACCTCCTAATGGGTTTTCCCCCGATTTGGTGAATACTACTGCATAGTCATAATTCTCGATAAAATCATATTTATTAATTTTATCCTTTATCCATGTAGTAAAGTCTCGTCCTACTTCTAAGAATTCATGTAGTTCTCTAGCATCAACTAATCTTTCTTGTTTCTCATTTTGATATACAGGTATTAATTCATTTTCAAATATAGTTAAATCTTTCATCTTGTTACCTCCTTAGGTTTGTTTTTTAACACTTAGGAGCTACAGGAGCATACCCTGTAATGAGTTCCTCCTAAGGAGTTTTTTGTATTAAAAAAAAGACCTTATTTTATGGTCTTTGATTATTATCACGAAACTTTTATTTAATTCATCCCTCTTTTGAGTGTTTTCGCTGCTGCTATATTATCCCTGCATTGCATTATCTCAAGTTGATTGTTTAATTCATCTTCTAGTAATTCATTCAATTTCTTTTCTTCATCCTCTACAATTCTCTCTAAGAAGCACCTAGGTAGCATACAAAACCTTTTAGTTCCTGTATCTTTTCCCCACACACACTTTTCACAATTCATTTTTATTCTCCTTCATATAGTCTTTTTTAGCTCTATATATTAATCTATTTATTTTCCTTCCTCTTTCCTTTCTAGCTTCACATTTCTTTTTATCTTTATCACAGAACATGCAATTTTCTGTACAATATATTTTTCCTTCTTTTTCATATATCATTGTTTCACCTCATTATCAAATATGAGTAACTCTAATATGTAAAAGGACAGACTCAACTTTCGTTAAATCTGCCCTTTTAGGAGGAACATTTGAGATAATTTCAATTATTTACTTGCTATTTTTATCAGCACCTTCTTTTATATTTTCTCTATACTATCATATTATCATGTTTAAAATAGCTTGTCAGTGGGTTCTTAGTGGGTTTTATGTTTTGCACTGACTTCTTTTATCCAGTCATATGAATATCCTAATTCGTCAGCTATTTCTACCAAGCTCTTGCCTTGTATATCCCTCATATATGCAACTTTCTTATCTAATCCCTCTAAATTGTTTATATGCTTTTCTATTTTCGCTTTTGACTCGTTAAGCCTTTTTATTGTTTCTTGATGTAAGTGTATATGATTATTTATCTTATTTATCGTTTCTATAGCTGTAAAAAAGTCTATTTGGCTTGTATTTTGTACGTTTGGTTGGCTATAATCTATTCCTGTAATCGGCTGTGGACCATCTAGTTTTGCTAGTTTTCTTATTGCTTCTTTTTGTACTTCATATGCTTTCATCCGTTCTTCCCATATTTCTATTTCCTCACATAGGTCTCTATATGATTTTATAGTGTCCAAGCTATTCCCCTCTCCTTTCTGCTTCTATCTGATTCTCTATTATCCTCATTTCCAACTTAGTAGCTTGTATCCGTTCATTCGCCGATTTATATAGCACTTCTGCTGTATCTCTATCAAATTTTAATTTTGCTATATTCTCTTTTCCTCGGCATATATCTGAAATTATCGTTACTGGTACTTTATTATCTCTTTGTATTAACATTTCTTTTGCTAGAGCTATTCTATATTTTCTTTCAGCCTCTGCCATCCCTTCGCCCCGTTCCCTAGCTTCTTTTATAGCTCTATTTAACTCTTTTCTTTTATTTTGCATCTCTATATATAAGTCTTGCATTATTTATCACCTATCCAGTTTTCTTTTTAACCTTTTTATTTCTTCCTCTAACTTATTTATTCTTTTCATAATTTCTTTATCTGTATTAATTTTTTTAAATATCTCACCATCTTCTGCAAACCTGTAATGTAAAAATATTGTATTTGCACACAATCCGCTATAAGTGTTTCCGTCTGGTGTCCAACATAATTTTAAACATCCTTCTGCAATACTTCCATATAAATCATCATCTGGGTCATGTACAAATATCGCTCCCTTTTTAAGAGACCCAAAATCTCTTTTTAATTCGTAATAATCATAAGATATATCCGACAATGCTCTTATCCCATTTTCTTTAATCATATTTAACCCTCCTAATTACTTTCATCTCTTTCAATTATTTCCGCTATAAAATCATATCTTTCATGTTCAACAGGCTCTATTTGTACAACTTTATATTTAGTATTATTTTCTTCATCTAATAATCTTTTTGCACAACCTGAATTGTGATGAAATTGTATTATTATACCTTTTGGATGTGTTAGCTTCATATTTATCCCTCCTAATACAGTTTACCGCCCATCATTTCTCTAACTTCATTTTCCGTATATCCCATTTCAAAATATTTCTCCTGTAATTGTTTTTTTAAATATAAATCTAATTTCCTGCCGTCTCTTCCATGAACACCTTTTGTTCCTCTGTGATGGTAAGGACATAAAGGTACTACAGAATACTTATTTTCATGTTCCTTACGCTTCCCTCTACCTTTTACTATGTGATGTAGCTCTATATCACTAGAGCCACATATCACACAATTTAGACCGTATTCTTCTAATACTGCTTGTACTATTATCTTATTCATTTGATGATTCCTCACATATTTTTATTACTTTAAAGGTTGTTATTAATGTTCCCATCGCTATTCCGGCTATAAAATATATTAGATGTTTTAACATTTAATATCCTTCCTCCTGTCTTCTATAGTTTTCTTTATGTTTCTTTAGATAGGCTTGTTCGATTTCTTCTGTAGTAAATTTAAGATACGCTCCTAGTTCTTCTATATCTCGCAATATACTAGAATGTAATGATATTGTGTTAGGTTTTCTTATCAATATTGCAGTTGTTTCTGTATATAAATCATTTATGTGATAGCTTAAAA